TCCAATCTTGGGATACAGCGTTTGAAAAGAACAACCGCGCAGACTATTCTGCCTGTACAACGTGGGGTGTCTTTCAACATCCAGACAAACACGGCAACCTAAGAGCCAACATCATTCTGTTAGATGCCTTTAAGCAGCGTCTAGAGTTCCCTGAACTTAAAGCAAAAGCCTTTGAGCTATGGAAGGAGTGGGAGCCCGATACATTGATCGTTGAAAAACGCGCAGCTGGTGCTCCTCTGATTTATGAAATGCGCAAAATGGGAATTCCCATGTCAGAGTTTACGCCGGGCAAGGGAAACGATAAGATCTCGCGTGTAAACGCAATCTCAGACCTGTTTGCCTCCGGCATGGTGTGGTGTCCTGAAACCCGTTGGGCTGAAGAAGTGATGGATGAGTTGGCCTCATTCCCCAACGGCGATCATGATGACCTTGTTGACTCCAGCAGTCAGGCTTTGATGCGGTTTCGCCAAGGCGGCTTTATCACCATCGACACCGACGAGCCTGATGAGCCGATTTACCACCGCAGGAAAGCAGAGTATTACTAAGGAACATTATGAGCATCGATAAAGCACTGAACCAAGCCCCAATGGGTCTAGACGATTTGATGGAGCCCGGCAACGGCGCAATGGAAATCGAAATCATCAACCCGGAAGGCCTAACCATTGGAGTCGATGGCATCGCAGTTGATTTAATCGCAGAAGAAGAGGAAAGCTTTGATGCCAACCTTGCAGAATTCATGGAAGAAGGTGAGCTTGAGAAAGTTGCCGGCGATCTTCTAGAGTTAGTGGACGCTGACGTCACAAGCCGCAAGGACTGGACAGAAATGTATGTCAAAGGCCTTGAAGTTCTAGGAATGCGCTATGAAGAAAGAACCGAACCTTGGAACGGTGCATGCGGTGTGTTCTCTACAGTTCTCACTGAGGCGGCAGTTAGGTTCCAAAGTGAAACGATCATTGAAACTTTCCCAGCCCAAGGGCCGGTTAAGACGCAGATTATCGGTGCTATTGACAAACTTAAAGAAGAGGCGGCAGAGCGCGTTAAAGACGACATGAACTTCAAGCTCACGGAAGGTATGCCCGAATACCGCCCTGAGCATGAGCGTATGTTGTACTCTTTAGGTCTGGCCGGCGCTGCTTTTAAGAAGGTTTACTTTGATCCAGCACTGGGTCGTCAAGCCGCTATCTTCCTTCCCGCAGAAGACGTCATCATTCCTTACGGCGCTTCCAGTGCCATGACCTCCGAGCGTGTCACTCATGTGATGCGTAAAACTAAGAACGACATCAAGAAGCTTCAGGTTAATGGCTTCTATTTGGATGTTGACCTTGGGGAACCTCTGTCGTTCTACACCGACGTAGAAAAGAAAAAAGCAGAAGACCAAGGCTATACCGTTAATGAGGACGGTCGTTACCAAATTCTTGAAATCCACATCGACTATGACCTCCCCGGTTATGAAGATGAAGACGGCATCGCTCTGCCTTACGTCATCACCTTGGAGCGCGGTACAAACAAGATTCTGGCAATCCGCAGAAACTGGCTAGAAGACGATGAGTCGCGTTTAAAGCGCCAGCATTTTGTACAGTACACCTACGTGCCCGGCTTCGGTGCTTATGGCCTAGGTTTGATTCACCTAATTGGTGGATACGCCCGCGCAGGCACATCATTGATTCGCCAGCTGGTAGACGCAGGTACTCTGTCTAACCTACCCGGCGGCTTGAAAACCCGTGGCATGCGCATTAAGAGCGATGACACACCAATCCAGCCCGGTGAGTTCCGTGATGTAGACGTCCCAATGGGTTCTGTTAAAGACAACATCATGACGCTGCCGTACAAAGAACCTTCACAGGTTCTGGCTGCGTTGCTTGACAAGATCACCGAAGAGGGACGCCGCCTAGGCTCTATTGCTGACATGAACATCAGCGACATGAGCGCTAACTCTCCAGTCGGAACCACGCTGGCTCTGCTTGAGCGTCAACTCAAGACGATGTCTGCTGTACAGGCCCGCGTGCACTACAGCATGAAGCAAGAGTTTAAACTCCTGAAAGACATCATTCGCGACTACACCCCCGGTGAGTACGAGTACGATCCTTCTTCAGGTGTACCTCAAGCCAAGCGCGGTGACTACGACATGGTCGATGTCATCCCAGTGTCTGACCCTAACTCTGCAACGATGGCCCAGCGCATCATGCAGTACCAAGCTGTTATTCAGCTGGCTCAGGGTGCTCCACAGATTTATGACCTGCCACAGCTGCACCGTCAAATGATTGAGGTTCTTGGCATCAAGAATGCTGACAAGTTAGTGCCAATCGAAGACGACCAAACCCCCCGCGATCCAATCTCGGAGAACATGGCGTTCCTTACAGGCAAGCCAACCAAAGCATTTATTTTCCAAGACCACGACGCTCATATTGCAGTGCACACTTCAATGATGCAAGACCCCATGGTCATGGGCCAAATGGGACAAAGCCCGATGGCTCAGCAAATGCAGGCCTCCATCATGGCCCACGTTGCTGAACACGTTGCGTTCCAGTACCGCTCTAAGATTGAGCAACAGCTTGGAGCCACCCTGCCCCAGCCCAACGCTCAGCTCACAGAAGACGTGGAAGTCCAGCTCTCAAAACTGGTCGCGCAGGCCGCTCAGCAATTGCTGCAAGTCAACAAATCGCAACAAGCGCAACAGCAAGCCCAGCAAGCTCAGCAGGACCCCGTTGTACAAATGCAACAGCAAGAGTTGGCTATCAAACAGCAGGACGCTCAGACCAAAGCGCAGAAGGTCCAAGGCGACTTGGCAATCAAGCAGGCAGAGCTTCAACTCAAGATGGCTCAGATGCAGAACCAGCAAGGGGAAGACCCCGTGTTGGCCGCTCAACGTGTTCAGCAAGAAATTGCTCAGGCAGAGCAAAGGCATCAAGCAGAACTTACTCGCAACGAGCGCAAGCACATTCAAGACTTGACTCATAACCAACAGACCCAAGACCTGATTGCTAAGCAAAAGATGCTGCAGATGTTGTTGAACACAACACAACAACAACCTAAGAAGGAAGAGTGATGCAACTTCTTGAAGTTTTATATGCAAAGCTGGAAGAACAACTCCAGCCTTTGCGAAGAGCCGTAAGTGATGGTGGTGCTAAATCCTACGATCACTATAAGGAGCTGTGCGGAACCATCCGAGGTCTAGAAACCGCACAGTTAGAAATCAACGACCTCGTGCGTAAACTTAAGGAATCAGACGATGAATCAATTTGATGTTAGTGCGGTCGATCTTAGTGGAGTGCTCAATACCTCCCCTGAAGAGAAGGCCAAACAAGTCCCCGACCCGGCGACGTACCACTTGCTGTGTATGTTACCCAAGGCCGAGGAAGAGTTTAGCGAGACTGGAATTTTGAAGTCAGCTGCCGCAATGCATTACGAGGAGCTTCTCTCCCCCGTGCTGTTTGTTGCAAAAATCGGCCCCGACGCATTCAAAGATGCAAGCCGTTTCCCATCAGGCCCCGCCTGTAAGGTTGGCGACTTTGTGTTAGTGCGTCCTAACACGGGAACCCGCATGAAGATTCATGGTACTGAGTGGAGACTCATTGCCGATGACTCCGTGCAGGCTGTTGTGCAAGACCCTCGTGGTATCCAACGCCCAAGCTAAGGAGGCTTTATGGCTGAAATTGAAAAAACAGAATTTGAATTTCCTGATGAGGCAGAAGCAAACCCCCGCAAAGGTGGCAAAGTTGTAGAGCCCGAGCCGGAAATTGAGATCGAATCATCCAAACCCGAAATCGAGGTAGTGAGTGATGTTCCAGAGCAGGATCGTGGGCGGGAGCCGTTAGGTTTCGACCCCGCAGACCCTACTGACGAAGAACTCGCTAGCTACACCGAAAGCGCCCGCAACCGTTTAAAGCTGTTTACCAAAGGTTTTCACGACCAACGCAGAGCAAAAGAGGCTGCAGAGCGTGAAAAAGAAGAGGCTTTACGCATTGCTCAGGCGGTTGCAGAGGAAAACAAGCGTTTAAAAGGGTCCCTTACACAGGGTCAAAATGCCCTGCTAGAGCAGGCAAAACGCACTGTTTCCAATGAAATTGAAGAGGCTAAGCGTCTATACAAGGAAGCTTACGAGGCCGGCGACACCGATAAGTTAGTTGATGCGCAGGAAGCACTCACTAACGCCAAGATCCGCGCCGACAAAGTAAATAATTTTAGACCGGCCCCTTTACAGGAGGAAGAAACTCCTGTACAAATCACACCGCAACCTCAACAAGTTGCACCTGTTGACGAAAAACTACTTGCATGGCAAGACCGAAATCAGTGGTTTGGAAGCAACAAGCGCATGACTTCATACGCCCTCGGGTTGCATGAAGAACTTGTTGATAGCGGTATTCGTGTTGGCAGTGATGAATATTACAAACGTATTGACACTGACTTACGCGATCGATTCCCCGACCAATTTGGAGCCGGGGGTTCCGTTGATGCTAAATCTCAACGTACCAAATCCAATGTTGTTTCACCCGCAACTAGAAGTACTGCACCACGAAAAATCGTACTGACAGAAACGCAAGTGAACTTAGCCAAACGGCTTGGCATCTCCTTGGAGAGCTATGCACGTGAGGTAGCGAAAGAAATGAGGAAATGAAAATGGAAAAATCAGCACGCCCAAGCCGAGCGCTTGAAACCCGCGAAGCAGCGGAACGTCCAAAACAATGGATGCCTCCACAGCTTTTGCCTGACCCAATTCCAGAAGAGGGTTATGCATACCGTTGGATTCGAGTGTCATCACTAGGCAAAGATGACGCCACTAACATTTCCGGCAAGCTTCGCGAAGGCTGGGAACCCGTCAGAGCTTCTGACCATCCTGAGATTCGTTTGTTTGGTTCTACCAATGGTAAGTTTCCAGACAGCGTTGAAGTAGGTGGCCTGTTGCTATGCAAAACACCTGTGGAGTTGACCGAACAACGTAATGATTACTTCCGCAAACAAGCTGAAGCTCAGATGAGTTCTGTTGATAACACTTACATGCGCGAAAATGACCCACGGATGCCTATGTTTAAAGAACGTAAGTCCACGGTCACTTTCGGTAAAGGTACTTAATTTTTTTGGAGTCTTAAATGGCATATCCTACCGTTGATAAGCCCTATGGTTTTCAGCCAGTCAATCGTATTGGCGGAAAGCCTTATGCGGGTTCTACACGACTGATCCCAGTCGATTCTGGCGCTGTCTTTGATGGCGATCTCGTTGAAATGCTTGCAAGCGGCAAATGCGCCGTAATTTCTAGCGGCACTTCTGCGGCACAATGCGTTGGCGTTTGCGTCGGCGTTCAGTACACCAACTCATCTGGTCAAACCGTTCAAGCTCAGTATGCTCCGTCATCTGGCGTGACAAACGTTTTGGCTTATGTTGTTGATGATCCTACAGCTCTGTTTAAAGTTGCAGTTGTGTCTTCTGGCACTACCATGTCTACTTTGACCCGCGCTGCTGTTGGTCAAAATGCATTTGTGGTTTTGAACTCTGGTAACACAAATACCGGTAATTCTGTTCAAGCAATTGATGATGCTACTGATACTACGGCAACGTACCCTATCCGTATCATCGACGTAGTTCCTGAGACTGCCGTTACATCAACCACATACGTTGAGATGATCGTCAAGATCAACACTCACTCGTATAACAATACCACCGGTATCTAAGGAGTAACTTACCATGGCTATTTCACGCGCACAACTATTGAAAGAGTTGCTCCCCGGTCT